ATCTCTTTCCTGTTAATTATTTCACACCCTTCAAAACAGACACTATACCCCCATCAAAGTAAGAAGTAAAGCTCTCATCCATAACATCGTAAGTGCCTTCATCCAAAGGTCTAGATAAAAGGTCAGCCATATATTGTGTTCTAAATTCTGGTTCTTGTCTTATTCTTCTACCTGTAGTAGCTACTTCAGGATCTCCAGTTATATAAGCGCCTGCTAAATCAAATGGATTTTTTTCGCCTGCCTGTGCTGCTGTCTTTACTGCTGCAAGACCAGTTACTATTCCAACTGGTTTAATAAATTTACCTGTAGTTTTAGCAATAGTTCCTAAAGCTTTTTTTAATTTTGTAAAATCTGTTTTTTTAAATTTACTTAAATCTTGTTCTACTCCTGAAACAATGTTTCTAAAATCAGTTTTAGGAGATAGTTGTTTACCACCATATTTTTGTCCACCTGTTTCAACTCTAATTTTATTAGCTTCTAACTCTTCTGCTCTACTTAAATTTCCTTTACTAATTTGTTGTTCAATTGTATCGGCTAATTTATTTACATCTTTTCTTAATAATTGAAGATTACCTGTAGCTTTATTTTTAACGCCAGTAGCGTGATGAATTTCTATAGCTCTTCTAGCTCTATTAATACCCCCTTTATCTTTTGATAAATATTGTAACAAATCATTTAATTGAATTTTTGCTGGATCAAAACCTTTTGGTAAAAGTTTAGATACGTTTGCATAATTTGAAACAGGAGTTTTAGAAAAATTTGCAACATCATAATATTTTTTTATTTCTGGAAAATCAGGATGCTTGTTTATATTTTTAATTGTATATATTTTTGTTCCTTTTCCTGTTTTATCTTTCATACCAATAATTTTATTAGTCCTTGATATAGGTTTAGTAGGTTTTTGTTTAATTGGTTCGTATCTTTCATCACCTAAAGCAGCAGCTCTGTCCATTTGTGCAATTGTCCAACCATTTGCAGTTTTTAAATCAAAACCAAACCTAAAAGGTTTAGGATCATCAAAATATGTTTGTATTTTTTTATACAAATTAGTTTCACTTGCAGGAACTCCAAATTTACTATTTCTAGTAAAATCAAATTTTACATCAGGAAAAGCATTTATTAATTCTTCCTGCATGTATTTTGGTAAACCTGGAAAAGCTTTTTTATAGCCTCTTTTTACAAATCCAAAGACTCTGTCATATTCTGCGTCTGTTGGAGCAAAACCGTATTTTCTTTTTGGTCCAAACTTTGCGTTAGGAAATTGTTTTTTTATTTTTGCTTGTTGAGATTCTGTTAAAGGTTTGTCTTGAGTTTTTACTTTAAATTTTGCTTTACCATCTTTTCTTCTTCCTGCATCTCTAACTCTATCATAAGCTTTTCTTTTTTGTTTTGCATCTAGCTCATCATAATCTTTTTTAAAAAAATATTGAGAGGATTTATTTAATTCTGATTTACGTAAAGTTTTACCTTTTGGTTTTTCATATCCTTTTCTTTTTCTATTTGTTTTAACCCAGGCCTCACCGTCTTCTGGTTTTTTAAAGTACCTAACTCTTTCAGGATTACGTCCCACTGTAAATTTATACATTCCTTTTTGTGGTCCTTGTTTTATAATCTTACCACCTTTTTTATAACCCTGCCTCATCGCTTCACGCACCGCTTCACCAAAGTCATAGCCATCGTCCATAAGCTCGTTTACTTTTTTACTGAACGCTGATGGTTCGTAATCGTCTGCCGATCCGCCGTCCGCTTTTGGATTACGTTTGACAAAGTCATTGATTGCTTTGATTTGTATTACGTTGAGCTTGGGTCGCGGTCGGTTGATCGTGCTTGCACGTTTGATTGTTTGTTTACCTAGTTTCGTTTGTAGTTTATCTAGGATACCTTCGAATTGTCCGGGCATTATTTTAGCCTGTTGTAAAGATATACTCTTCCGCCGTCTTTCCATCCCCAACCGCCATCAGTTCTACCTGAACTAGTTGAGCCTGCAGATGTTGCTTGTCTTGATCCACCGCCCATTCCTGCTGCTTGCGCTCCTGTCATTCCTGATGAAGCAATACCACCTCCGCCTCCTTGAGTAGTTAAACTTGCTAAATCTTTTTTAGCTTTTGCATCTGCTTTTTTAGCTTCTTCTTCTTTTGCTTTTTGAATTAATGCAAGGTCTGCTACAATATTTTTTTTCTTATTAGTTACATTTGTATAATAGCCACGTCTTGTTTGAAGATTTTTAGTTAATTCATTCCATGCGTCTATAGCACTTTGTTCACCTGTAACTTTTCCTGTAACTGGATCAAATGATAAACCTTTTTTCTTTGCACTAGCTACAAGCGCTTCATTTAATTTATCAACTGTTTTATCTGCATACTCACTATAATTTCCAAAACCAGATCTAACATTAATACCAAAAGGATCTTTGTTTGCCATTCCTGTTTCAGGATCTGTGTAACCCATATAAGATTGAGTTAATATTTGATCACCTAAAGTCATTTTATCATAATAATTATCTGGCAACATACTCGCTATCATACCAGAAATTCCAAATGGAATACCAGAAGTTGCTCTTGTGTCTTTTGCTCCTAACATTCCTCTTGATAACATTTCATTATAAGAAGCTTGTTTAGGAAGTCCCTTGTCATATGCAAATTGTGCAATTTTACCTGGGTTGTTTAATCTATTTTGTCTTACGGTAATTGCTTCATTAAAATCTGCAATACGACCATCACTTCCAACCATAGGAATTCCTCCGCCACCACCACCGCCTTGATTTAAATCTTGTCCAATAATATTTGTAACTCCACCAGAAGGAGGGGGTGTTGGTGTTGGTGTTGGTGTAGGAGTTGGTGTTTGTACACCAAAATCAAATAAATCTAAATACTGTTGTTGAGTATACTGACTTTGTAAAGTCGGGTTAGCATTATATGTTGCTATTAAATTTGCTCGTTGTGCCATTAGTAATATGTTCTCTCTATCCTCGGTAGTGTG